TTAATTCAAACCTATCATAGGTTTCATCTTTAATTATTGTATTTGTTTTACCATTTACAATTTCTATAAAGTTTTTAATACCATAATTACTTATATAATATCTTTTCTGTTCTGTCAAGTTTTTTGCGTTATCAATGACTTGATTAAAGTTTTGCAACTCTACGCTGTCATTTTTTAAAGAGCGTTTAATTAAACCTATAATTGCATTGGTTAATTTTAATTTTTTACTTGAAGCGTCTTCTTTTACTAAATGACCAACAAATTTTTCGACATAGATTTTTAAGTCTTCAAAAAGTTTTCCGTGTAACATAGGTATAAAATCACTGTCCGTTAAGCCTTTATATCGTATAAAAGGTTTCATACCATCATATTGACTTGATGATTTACTGTTACCGTACAAACTTGTAGTTTCAAACAAACACAAATTCATATCGTATTTTTTATTCATCAACTCTCTTACATAATGACTACAACAAACGGCCGCTAATAACTTACCACCTAGATAATTATAACCAAAAGGTTGAGATGGCACTATTACAAATCCCATAATGGCAGTTTTATTAAAATGACTTAAATTAGGCACACTACCTAACATATCATTTCGTGGTTTCATATTAATAACAGGTGAACCTAGTCTTATAAATCCTACCCATTTATTTGTAATTGTTTCTTTTACAGCTAATTTTAAGTTCTTACCAGGAATACTTACCATATTACTGTGACTTGAAATCATATTAATACAGGTGTCCCAAGTTGTATTATCTATTTCTAATACTTCTAGTTTCATATTCTTTGGCGACATTGTAAAATCGGAAAACAGATCATCTTCTAAACTCATGCCTGGAAGGCCAGCAGGAATATTTTGTATAGAGGCAATCTTTTGATCTCTCATGTATTCATCTATACGAGAAAAATTACCAAAATAATTTTTAAATATGCCAGCACAATGTAATGCTTGTTCTTTAGTTAATGTTTTCATATTTGATTTCCCCAACTATCCCAACTTTGTTTTTTATTACGTGCAAATAATTCTATATAAGGTCCCTCTAATAATTTTTCAATACGTTCATAGACCTCATCAGGTTTTTTTGAATGTTCTCTTAATTTAGATACAACTAATTGATCAACATCATTAGATATTCTTTTTGGTTTTCCTTTTGTTGCTAATAAACACATTTCTGGATTAGCTCTGGTCCAATAACCTAAACCCTTAAAATATCCTGGACTTTTTTTGTTAGTTTTAACCCAAGTAAATGCCACAGTTTTATAGATAAATCCCCAAGAAGCTATAACGTCAAAAGATAATTTTAAAAATGGATCTGTAACCCACATTAATAAAGTTGAATTATCTTCAGCAATATCATTTACAGATAATTTTTTTATGTCTTCTATATTCATACAATCATAATGTTGTGTAGCATTTCTTCCCTCTCCTTTTTTACTATATGATTTAAAATACCAAGGAGGGTCAGCATATATTACTTTATATTTTTTATTAGGAAAATCAATCATCAAACTTTTCTATCTTTAAAAAAACATAGTATAATATGTCAAAAAATATAAAATTTAAAAATTGCATTGGTATTGTAAATATCATACCCAATACATATTCAGGTATTATAGCAAGTGCTAAATACAAACTTATAAAATAATGTAACCTTTTGTTTTCTGGTACAGTATAAAATAACCAATTAATCATCTTTTACCATACCATAAAAAGTTACTTTACTGTCTTTGCCATATTGTGCTTGTACGGCTTGTGTGGCTTGCGTAATATTTAAAGCACGTTGCTCTATTATAATACCAGGTGTTTGATTATTAATCATAACCATAAATCTAAATGTTTTCATAGGCAAATTAATCATTTTTTATATCTATTTTTAAAAAGGAGTCTGAATTACAATCACCAATATTTCCTATTGGTATCATATTAAAAGCTATTGAATATCTAATAATATTTGAGTTATTTTTTAATATTTTATGATATAATTCACTAGGGAAAAAAATTATCATTTTATTTTTTGGTTTAAAATTAAAATTTAAACAATTATATAAATTATACTCGGTCGGTGTTAAATTAAATCTTTTATCATCAAAATTTTCAAAGCATAGTTCTCCGCAATTTTCGTCTGTATTAACATAAAATATACCACTATACATACAGTTACTATGATTATGATATTCTGATGTTTCATTTTTTTCAGATTTTGCTATCCAAGAAGTTGTATATATAAAATCATTGTTTTCATATTTCAATATGGAATTTTTAAAAAAAATAAATTCTTTCATTATTCTTTCTCTTAAAAAAAACAATTCTTTGTTTTTAAAAATAAAATTATTTTGAGATGATGATGTTGAATCTGAAAAATTTTTATATTTATCAGTTTTCTTATACTTTATGTTATTTAAATAATTTTTAATTTCTATTAATTCTTCATCTGTTATATCTTCTAAAATATTTTTATAAACAAGTTTAGGAAAAAGACTATAAAGTTCATATTTCATACAAAAAACTCCTCTAAATTGGATTGTTTTTCTTGTTGCCAACCAACGGCCTGTAATATAAATCTCATAGGGTCTAAAAAAGTCTTTTCAAATTGCACCTCATAATCTATATAGTCTTGTAATTTAAACTCTTTAGGTAAAGTTGTAACATAACTAATGACATCAAACTTAAATGGATTGGCTTCTATCAATTTAAGAAACTTAATCTTATCGCCCTCTTGTATAAAAGGATATTTGTTTTTCAAATTAAATTGTTTGATTTGATGATTATAAATTAAAGCACCTTTTACATGAATAGGCGTGCCTTTTATAAACACATCATTACTATCAGAATATCTTTTTAAATTATTACAAGATCGTGGAAAAGATATTTGTTCTGCTGTCATTGTAAAAAACTCTTTTTTAAATTGAGCGATAAATTCTTGTAAAGTATTCTCGTCTTTATTCATTACAAGTTCAATGGCCTTTTTAATTTTACCTCTACATACTTTAGGTGTAGAAGATTTAATAGCTTCAACGCCCATGATTTTAATTTTAGGTTCAGAGAGTCTTACGCCTTCTTCATCTAACACATTTAACATATATCTTTTCTTTGCAACCCAAAGACCTTTGTTAGCAATTACTTCTCTTTTCATTACCATACAATTTTTAAATGCGTTTGTGTAATCTGCAAGTTCTTCAAAACATTTATTTAAGAATGGTTCTATTTTACTTTCAACGACTTTATTAATAAAATTACATATCTGGTCATTTGTTTTATTCTTACAAGTATGTTCTACAAGTTTATCAAGTGTAACATAAATTGAATCTGTATCTGAAGCCACAATGTAATCCATCTTATCATGTGTTTTTAGCACGTTATTTAAATAACCATTCATCTTATCCTCTATAAAACGAATAATAAACTGGCCTGCTGTGGTGATTGCACTGGCCTGTCTTACGTCATAATATCTAAAGTATTGATTGCCCACTGCACCATAAGCGGAGTTTAAAGCAATCTTTCTTGCCCATTGAATATTGTGACAACGAGATATTTCTTTTATCAATTCAGGATTTTTAGTTCGTTCGTATTCTTTTTTTGCTTTTAACATCCTGTCTTTATAAATGACACGCTCGTTATACATTGTCTCCATCATCTCTGGTAAAAAACCTTGACTGTCTGTTTTAAACAATGCACCATTAGGCGTAATACAAACACCATCAGTTTTAAGATAGGCAAGAGGTGTAGATTGGTTTAACATTTTATTGACTGAAATACCTGATGGCTTTTCACCAATAATTTTTTCTGGTGATATATTATATTGTATAATGATATGTGGATATAGTGAATTAATATCAAAAGAAACAATCCACTTGTGCATACCAACTAATGGCTCTTTTACATAAGCGCCTTCATATTTTTCATTCTTTACATTGTCTTCTCTTGGCGGCACACAAATATTCTTTTTCATTAAATGATTTGCTATCAGTGTGTCCCATACTCGCACTTGTGAAAAAATATCACCATAGTTTACTTTAGATTCATAAGCTATCGTTAATGATAAATCAATTAAACCAAGTTTATCTTCAAGAGCATCAACAATTTCTACATCTTGTATATTATAATCAACAAATGATTGAAAGTCTTTTGTATACCAATCTTTAAATGTATTATATTTCATTTCATCTTTGCCACGGCCAAGTTCTAATTCGCCAATAAAATCTAGTTTATAACTTTCTTGTCTTGTAGGAACAAACCATTGATACAAGTCTAAGTAATCTAAATTAGTAATGCCTTTTATTTCGTAAATAGTTTTAGGTCGGCCTCTTACTAAAATAGTTTCTCTTTGAAATAATCCCCAAGGCGATACTTTGTTTGCAACTTTATCGCCTGCAATTAATATAATTCTGTTCATCAGATAAGGTAAATCAAAAAACTTTGTATTCCAACCTGTAATGACATCAGGATAGTTTTTCATCCAGAAATTCATAAACTCAAACATTAGCTGTTTTTCGTCTTTACATTTAACATAAGTGATATCTGGCCTGTCTGTTTTATAATCACCAACACCCCAAGTAATGATTTGTTTATTGTTTTGATTTTTAACTGTAATGCAAAGTATTTCTTCAATAGGATTTTCTACATCAGGAAAGCCACTTTCACAGGCCGTTTCTATGTCTAATGTAAATATCTTTATAAACTTCTTGTCCCAATCTATATCTTCAGGATGTTTTTTATTAATGTATTGATAATGGTATCTTTCTAAACCATAGATAGGTGAATTTTCTGTTGATATATCTCTTTTAAATTTACGAGCATCATCAATAGTTTTAAACACAATAGGTTTTAAATACTGGCCTTGTAAATTTGTATATTCTGTTTTTTCTTGTATTAAAGAGTAAAGTGTAGGACCAAAGTCTATTTTTTCTTTATATTCTTGGCCTTCGTGTATACCTCTTATAAGAAGTTTGCCTTTAAATTCAATGACTGATTTATAAAATTCTATCATTAACATCCTTTAAATGCACTATTAAGCCATCAAGTTCTTTTGTTAAATATATTTGACAACCTAATCTGCTTATGCCTTCTTTATAACCTTTTTGATATTCTAATAATTCTAATTCTGCCATATTTTCATTTATTTTAGGCATTTTGTCAATCCATTTTTTATCTACATAAACATGACAAGTAGCACAAGCACAACAACCGTAACAATCAGCAGGTATTTCTGGTATAGAAACTTGACTGTAGTCTTTAGCAGCCTCCATTATAGTAGAACCTTCATCTACATCAACTCTAATTTTAGAGCCGTTTCTTACAAAATATATTGTTATCATTAATCAACTATAAGTTTAGGTTTAGGAAATTGTACAATACCTGTTCCTAAATGTTGATTATATGAATTTCCTATTTCTGTTTTTGGATTTACCTCAGCTACGACATTATTTCTTTTTATTGAAACTGTATCCTCTTCAGCATAAGGCATATATGGTGTAAGTGCTAATGAAACAGGCCCACCTGGTTTTGATTGCATTGGTACAATCACAAATGGTTGTTTTATATCTACGACTTCTGTATTACTGGTGTCTTGTTTAATACCGATAACATCTTCACCTGTTGATAATCTAAATATTTTTAAATTGCTCATAACATTCCTTTTTAGTTGTTGTATTTTCCATATGAAAAAATAATTCTAGGTGTTATTCCTAATGCTGTGTGAGTATAGTTTTTAGGAATTTTTAAAACATCGCCAACATTAACATAATATTCTTCATCTTCCACAATATACAAAGTTTTTCCGTATCCGCCTATAATAATAACATCATATTCATCTTTATGGGTTATGCTAACCCCTCCTATTTTCATAGACATAAAAATAAATAAATCAGATTGTATTTTTTCTATATTATAATCTCTATTCATTTTTAAATATAAATCTTGAAAAAATGGATCTTTTTGTACTCCTGTGATTTTAAATACTGAATTTAAAACATATACATTTAACCAATTGCTAGATATATGAGATTCAAAATTATTTCTATTAAGCAATTTAGATATAAAATTAAAATCAACTGTTTCTGAAAAATTTATAGCATTTTTAATTAGAAGATTTTTTTCTTTCATACTTAATTATATAATATTTTTGTTAATTTGTCAATAGGTTATCTCAATT